AAGAGCTTTTTCATACCCTCGGCCAAGATGCGTGCCTGCAACTCAATACGGCCTTGGCTTGCGCCAATGGTGGCCGCCACCGCTGCCTTGGTGCTTGACTGCAATGCATCAGCATCCAATCCCATCGCGGCTTTGCTCATGCCAGTGCGGTCTTCCTTCATGGAATCCATGTAGTCGAGCATCGGGAATGCGGCTTGTCCAACGAATGGGCTGGAGAACGGCTGCACCATACCTGGCGCTCTCATGCGAATAATCGCGCCTGTCTCGTTGTTGAGTACATCGTCAATGTTGACCTGACCTTCCACCACTGCGGTGCGCGGATGGATCGACTGCGCCAGCGAATCCAAGGTGTTTCGCAACACTTCGGACTTGATTTCTTGAATGTCGTGCGTCAGATCGAACACCGACATGGCTTCCAATGGGCTGGTGTGTGGCTCTGGATCGCAGGGGAAGTCCACAAATGGGATGTAGCTGGCGGGTAAGTTCCGCACCACGGTGTAGCCTGACCCCATGCAGCAAACCTTGCGGAGTTCAGCAATGCCGTCACCGTCATAGTCCACGCGGATGTAGGCTTCGACATAGAGAACGCGGCGCTGGCCAGGATTCAAACTATCCCCAGCGCCCATGGTGGTGGACAAGGGCTGACGCGCCAAATACTCGTCATTGCTGTCCAAGTCAGTGCTGGAGATGTTCTCCTCAATCTCGTCCAGCTCGTAGCCCATCTTCAGCAAATCGTCCACAGTGGCCATCTGACGGTGGGCAATGATGCCTGCATCCTCAAATGATCTCGCTCTGCGGTCAATCACCAGCTCTTCGGGTGGCACAGCCATGATGCGGATACGCCCATCTTTGGTAGTGCGCTTGATCTGCACATCGTGCAACATGGGTTGCGGCATCGGCATGGGTTGACCTGTGGCTGGATCAATCTGCGGCTGCATCATGTCCATGGGCACAGATGTGTCGGGGTAGCTGACAACAATCTTGACTTCTGCGCCTTCTTGCATCAGCACCTGTACGGTTTGGTCATCAAGCCCCGAATACTCTTCGATCTTGACCTCTTCAACCTCGTCCCACCAGTATTTGGCGATTCCACACTTACGCACAAGAGAGTCTTTGAACAACGCATAGGTGGTCATAAAACCGTTGTTGTCGTTGGTGAAGACATAGTTGGCGTAATCAGTCGCCTGCTGTGCGCCTGTCACATCTTCAGGACCGCGAGGCACAAATTCCACGACATTCTCGGTACTGAAAAACACACGCATGAGGCTTGGCAACATGGCGGACACCGTGTCTCGCACCTCCATGGCCACCACCTGAGAGCGCCCATCTTCCTCATTTCCAAAGGGGTCACCACGGTAATACTCAGTTCCCTTGGCGCGGATGGGGGAGACATCGGCATCAATGTATGAAACCGCGTCCTCTAGTTCACCGGCAACAATGGCTTGTAACTCGGTGTCATCCATTGGCTGCTGCGCCGCAATGTCGGTGCTGATATTGAGATCGTTGATCATTTCGCTTTGTTCCTTGCAGATATTGCTCTCGCCTTGGCACGCGCATCAGCCTTGCTTGACGCGCCCCATGCCTTCAAACTCAGCAGCAAGCGCGTTGGCTCGCCGTCCTTCATCTCTGGACCAGGCATATTGCCCATTCTCGCAAGGAATGATGCCCTGCGCGGGTTGTCGCCCGATTTGACAGGCGCTTTCAAGTTCATGCCCTCGGCTTTGGCGCTGGCGCGTCCCTTCGCATTCAGGCCGCCACTTGGACTTTTTCCTTCTTTACGCTGCCACGCTGGAGTCTTCATAGGGCACTTTCTTCAAAATCACATACATGGAGTCAACTGCTCTGGGCAGTCGCAGTATTTCTTCTTGCGGCAATTTTAGACTTGCACCGTACTCACTGAGACGCATCTCCAAGTGCGTCATCTCAAACCGACTGCCCTTCCAGCCCAAGTACCACGCCCAATCGCAGTAATACACCCACGACTTTTCGTTGAACGCACGCACATGAGTCGGGTCTTGCCACGCGCCAAGGCTCAACTCATAGGGGACATGAATGTGCATCTCGCCACCGTCACGCAACAAATCCCGACAGTTGGTCATGGCCTGCACCAAGTTCGGTATGTGCTCAAGCACATCAAAGGCCAGTATGCGGTCAAACTGTCTGTCGATCTGCATGAAAGCACCAATGTCCACAACCCAATCAGCGCCAACATCAGCGCGAATGTCAGCATTCACGCAATCGGGCTTGTAATCCTTGCCTGACCCCAGATTAAGTGTCAAACCACTGTTTTGCATATTCGGCTCGGTGTTTACGCAGCCACGGCATGGCCTGCTGAATGAGTCGGTTGCCGTCTAAGCCAATCGTTTGGCTGCCAATGTGATGCACATAAGACCGACTCAGGTAATGGTGAAAGCCTGCGGCTCTCAAATCCTCACAATGCACATCATCGGAATACCAATTCAACGGTGGAAATTTGGCCACATCCCACGCATCGCGCCCAATCCATGCAAAGATAGGGGATGGGCATTCCAGCGGCACAATTGCGTCCTCATAGGGGTACTTGAAGTAGTACAGCTCCTGATTAAAGGGATTTGATCTGATGTTTTGCACTGGACGCGCTGCATCGCAACGCGCTGAAACCCAGCCCACAGGCTCGCCAGTTTCCTCTCGCAACTGCTTGACATCCTCCATCAGTAATCGGTAACTGGTGGGAGTCAGCACAATGTCATCGTTGGCGCAAATGACTGACTCAAACCCATCGCCAAAGGCGCGATTCATGATCTCGTTGTAGTCGTCACCAAAATTGTGCGGTGCGCCAAAGAGTTTGAAGTCAGTGTCAAAGCCGCCAATAATGGACTCTGGACCGCGCAAATAGACAGGCACTTCGGGACAGTACTCTGCGATGCTTGTGAGCATCACCCGCAAACCTTTGCCAGTGACTGTCGAGATGCATATTGGCGAGATCACTTCTTGGGCTTCTTCTTGGCGGTCTTGGCCGCCAGCTTGAAGTCGGCGGCAGATGGCGCAGACTTGCTGCCAACCTTGTTCATCTTCTCGCCCGATCCTTCAGCGATCCTGCGCCTCTTGGCCCAGATGTTGGCGTACAAGCCCTGCTTAGTCGCCATTCTTGCCACCGCCAATGTTGATTGTCAGCAGTGAATCAGGCATCTCGCCATCGTCCTCGCCTTCCATGTCGCTGTTGTCGCCACCCTCAGACTCGCCATCACCCTCATTTGGGCCGCCCACAACCCACGCATCGCAAGTTCTGCTGGCCGCGCACTTGAAGTCGAATATCTCGCAGTAACCCAGATCAGCCAACTTGATCGTGCCCCAAGGGTCAGCCTCACGGCCAATGCCGTCAGCAATGCACTGCTTGATCTTGTCCGAAACATTGAAAGCCGCGCAGTTTCCGCAGCGACTCTGCTTGGCATCATCAACTGAAACATCCCACTGATCGGCCTTCTTTGACCAGAATGCGTTGTTGGGTAGATTGGGATTCTCAGGACCGTAAGCCGCGCTGGTGATTGCCTTGGCGCGATTCTTCAGATTGAGCGTGATGTCTTGCGTGGGAGCTGGGCAACTGGCGCCAGAGTCCTGATATCCCGTCTCTTGATCCATGGCCTGCGCCATGGTGCGTTGTAAGGTCGCCATTATTTCTCCTTGTATACTATTGCAATGAAAACTACATTGCAATCGCTATCATGAAAACCTTAGAGTGCTTATTCTGCAAAGAACAATTCACCCCAAAAAAGAAAAACACAAAATACTGTTGCAGACATTGCCAGGCAAAGCACATTGCTGTTTTGTTTGGCAAGCAGCGGGCAGAAAAAAGAAAGAATGGGAAAACTCTTTCATGCTTAATTTGCTCAACATCATTCTATGTCCCCGCCTACAGAATTGAAACAGCAAAATTTTGCTCCAGAAAATGCACATCAATTGCCAATCCAGAAAACACCAAAAAAGCTCAACTTGCTAGTCCACTCATGAAAAGAGCAGGCATTGGATCAATCAAAAAATACATTGTCATTCAGGTTGACGGCAAACAAATCAGAGAACATCGTCATGTCATGCAAGTACATCTTGGCCGGAAATTAGACCGCAATGAGCATGTGCATCACATCAATGGTGATCCAACTGACAACAGAATTGAAAACCTGCAAGTCTTGACAAACTCAGAACATCAAAAACTGGAACTCAGCTTTTTTTCTTCTGCTTTACCCCAGCAGAACTCAAAGCAATAGCCACCGCTTGGCGTGGATTCTTGACGACTTTGCCGCCTTTGCCAGAGTGCAGAGTTCCAGACTTATATTCGCCCATCACCTTGCCAACTTTCTTCTGTGCCTTTGTCATCTTCATCATGTACCCCTTAAAGAATTAGGTGTTGGCGCAGGGAGTTCTGGGGAGAATCCTACCTAGAGCAAACTGCTTTAATAGCCCCAGTTACTATGCGCCAACGAATTCGTATTATGCAACCCTTGAGAGGTTTCTTTTCAACGGTTGCCCCCACTTCGCGCTCGCTTTGCTCCCCATCATGCCGATCACCGCATCAGATGCAAAGGTGAGACAAAACGCATCAGCCTTGTCAGGCGAGGCCAAACCCCGCTTTCTGATCTCATCTTTACCCTCAATCTGTATCTTGCCGTTGCTTGTGAAGCTGTATCTCACTGTTGCCAACTCAGCCACCAGCAGCTCATCCTTGGGCAGCCGACAGTCCCGCGCCTCAAGCCACGACTTGGCCTTGTACCAAAGCTCGGCCTTTAGGTTGCGATAAGTCGTACCCATGGCAGGTGACTCGCTCACATTGATGCCGCGAGCTGGCAGATTCAATTCCCGCAGCCGATCAACAACGCCAGCGCCAAGTCCAATCGAGTCCACCAATATCTCTGATGGCCGCTCAGATGGCGGCAATATCTCGTACTCGGCCACCACCGCACCTGTGAGCTGCATCAAATCCAAATTCTTCCAAGTCTTGATCGGCTCAGTCACCGCGTTACCGCGCCTTTTGCACAGCGCAGAACGGTCCGAGCCAAAGCGTGCCACATCCAATCCCCACACCAGTGGCGCATAGGGACTCGCCTCCACATCCCGATTCATCGCCAAGTCCAGCAATTCCATCGGTATCACCGTGTCCTCGTCACTCTTGGGAAACTCACCCAAGACGCGGATACGGTAGGCGTTGGACTCCTCACCGTATCTCGCCTTCATCTACTCAATGTAGGCCGCGCTCACCCTTGGTGAGTCCGCGCAAGACACCTTCATCGTCACCCAGTCCCCCGCCAATCGGTTGTGCGTGTCGTAGAAAAAGCCGCTGGAACGCACAGGATTGCCCAGCAGTAGCGTGACAGCGTTGTGTCCCGACATTGAGCCAGATGCCGCCTCAAACACCTTCTCAGGTATACCGCTGGCCTCGTCCCCCACCAGCATCACATGATCGCTGTGCACTCCTTGCAGGGCTTCGGGCTGCTCTGCGCGTGATGTTCTTGCCGAGATGAACGCCTCCTCGTTTGCGCCAATCACCTCAATGCGGTCTTGCTTGACATCAAGCTGTTCAGCCAGCATCGGTGGCAGTACCTTCACCCAACGCTTGACCTCGGCAAATAGGGCATCGTAGAGCTGTGAGCTTGTCGGTGCAGTCACCACCACCTTGACAGGGAATCTCAGGAACAGATACCAAATCATCGCCCAACTGGCTGCCGTGGACTTGCCAACGCCATGTCCTGATCGGACAGAGATGCGGCGGTTGCCTTGCGCGATGTGATTCAAGAATTCAATTTGCCACTGGTCAGGCTCGGTGTTGAGCACTTCACGCACAAACAGGACAGGGTTATTCTTGTAGAGCTTGACGAATTCAACAAAAGGGTTGTTGGCCACCAAATCATTGGAAATTTTTTTTGGGGCGGCTTTCTTTGCGGCGGCGGGGGTAGGGGTGGTGGTCATCGGGTTATGGGATTCGGTAGGTGTTTAGGTGCGTCATCAGCCGCCCCCGCCAAGAATCGCAAGGGGGGGGCATCGAGCCGCGCCAGGCGCAGGTCGGTCGCCAGCGCCACTTGACAGCGAAAAAGATATCCACAGCCCACTGTTCATGCAAGTCATTGATTTATATACTTTCTTACAGACAACTTACAAAATCCATTTAACACGATGTCCATTATGTTAAGTCAAATGTGGATAACTGGCTCTGATTTGCTCAATCAGCAGGCAGATTTGCGTTATCCACAGGTGAATGTGTTCAATCATTGCGATTTTCTGTGGATAAGTCCTCGAGCACCTCGGTGTGGCGCAGTGCCGCCATGCGTAAGTCTTGAATGTTGATGTTGACCTGCGCGGCTTTTTGTAATCCGTAAGTCTTCTGATCCCACCGTTCAGCCAGCCACTGGCGCGTTCGGATGCGCTGGACATCGCGCTGCGCGTGATCGACATCCATGCCGTCCGCTATCTCCACCGTCTCACACGCCAAAAGGTCTGCTGCGCGCGTGCGCGCGCGTGTAATCATAGCACCGTGATCATTTTCCTCAATCCAATCGTCTAGCGCACGCTTACTGATCCCCAGCTCGATGCAGATATTGGCAATGCTTTTGCCGCTTTCAACCATGCTGAAAATCATTTCCTCTGGCATTTGGTTGAGGAAAGCAATGTCCTGTCTTCGTTTTGGGTTACCAACCACGCTCAGACCCTCTTTAAAGCCGTTTTAATCCGCTGGACGATATCCAGTACCTTTTCCTTGATCAAGCCCGCTAATCGCTTAATTTGCTGCATTTTTCAATCTCCCTGCAAGTTTGGTATCGAATTTCTTTTCTGCTGCTGGACCTTCCAGCACATCAAAGTCATCTGGAAAGTCGTCAAAGCCTGATTCTCCACCGATTTTGTTGGCTTTGAAGCTCACCACCTTGGCGGATGGCTCAAAGGCTTTGACCTTGATGATTTCCTGCACCAGCGGATCATTGAAGATCACCTCCAGCTCCTGCATTGACCAAATGCAATGGTTGCTCAGTTCCTGTCTCTCCCGCTGCAAAGCCAGCGTCTCGCTGACCGATCTGACAATGACCATGACCTGACCTGTCTGCAACTCCCACTCGATTCTCGGAATCTGATCATTGGCTGGCGTGATGCCTTGTTCATCAGCCCAAGCCTCCAGCACACCATAAGCCCTGATCATTCCCGCCAAACTGGAATCGAATCTCGTTTTGTCTTTTGCCGCAATCGCCTGCTCAACTCTGCTGTTCTGAGTCCAGAATTTCTCTCTCAGCTCACTGTCAACTAAAGTAATCAGTCGATTTTCTCCCCATTTCCTATCGCTGGCCGCCTTCACAGCCTCCAACTCCACCAATCTTGATTGCACATGAATCGTCCACGCATCTGCTTGTTGGCTTGGATGCTCCACCACTGGATGCTGTCTAAGTGACTTCTTTACCGCCATTTCTATTTCCTCCGTTTTGTTGCAAATAGGGAACACACAATAGGGAACAAACCTCCGAGTCCTAGACTCTCGGTTTGTTCCTGTTCCCTTGTGCGGAACATTTGTTCCCTGTTTGTTCCCTGTTTGTTCCCTGTTCCCTGTATATTCATACAGCCTCAGAACGATTCGCCTGATTCACTTTTGACGGTCAACCACGCAAATCCATCGCTGATCTGTCCATGTCCATGTCTGGACAAGTCCTTCCTGACCCGCTGCCAAGTGACTTTGAAGCTGTCCTTGTCCTCCTCAGTGCAGCCCATTTTTGACCACAATTCGGTCTTCCAGTGGCTTAAATCCACCACCATGCGCTGAGAACCTTCGATTAACTTCAAGAAGCCATTCTTCTTAATCGCATTTTCCAAGCATTGGAGTGACAAGACCTGATTCTTGCCGTGTCCCGCATTGCTGGATGCGCCTTTTGAATCCCTTTTCAGCGCGTCAAACTGTCCGAGTTCGCATGGCTGCACCGCCAAACTGGTCTGCGGCTCACCGATTTGCAATGCGCCTGTCGGTGCTGGCAGCTCGACTGTGACCATCTCAAAGCCGATCCTGTCGTTGTCCGCACCGTCCTTTTGCTTGCTGATAGTGACGATTCCCTTCATGCTGTCCTCAAACCTGAGTAGCTCCAGCTCGGTGTCCACTGCGCCCAAAAGGCTTGAGTGACCGCGCAATCCTTTGGTGGCATCCTTTCCACTGTGGTGCAAGATCATCAGTCCTGCGCCTTGCACGATCTCTTGGATGCGTCCACAGGCCACGATGAACGCGCCCATGTCCTCGCTGGAGTTCTCATTGCCACCGCCAAAGGCTCTGGCCAGCGTGTCAATGACGATTTGCTTGAATTCGATGCCCGATTGCTGCACCAGCTGTTCGATGGCCAGCACCAGCGCGTTGAAGTCTTCAATGCTTGATCTCAGGTTGAGCTGATGCCTGACGACATAGATCGGTGCGCCTGATTCAGTGTTGTGGTGAATCTTGAGTGCCTTGATCCGCGCACCGATACCGCCGAAACCCTCGCCGGCGATGTACAGCACAGCACCTGCCTCGTTGACCTCTCTGTCCATCCATGGCGTACCTGTGGCGATGGCGTGTGCAATGTCCAGCGCGATGAACGACTTGAATGAGCCTGGCGGTCCATAGAGCGCACTGAACGCACCCGCAGGCAGCACACCGTCAATCAGCCACTTCACTGGCTCATCTTGGATGGAATCCCAGTGCTCAATCTGTATTTGCTTTGACGGTTTGGCTTGTTCGGCTGGTGCTGGTGGCTCTGACTCAAATTCCTTGGCAATGTCAAACTCTGACGGTGCTGTCACTTGCTGCACCGCTGTTGCCACAGAATTGACAATCGGATTCAATCTTTCGGGCATCGTTACCTGATCTATGCTTGTCACGATTGGCGCGGCCTTGACCAACGCCACCAGCTCGGCCCTGCCGCCACCCGCCTCAATGAATTCAAAGGCATCGTCACCTTGACCTTGCAAGCCGAGATCAACAACCTTCAGTGACTTGACGATAGGCAGGATTGCCTCTGCCGCTTTGTAGGCGTATCCCCAACCCGCTATGTCGTTGTCGGGCACGATGATGACTTGAGCGCCAGCAAAGTATTCTGTGATGGCATCTGGCCAACTGCCTGCACCTGTGTGTGCGGTGGTGGCAATCATGCCAATCGACTTGATGGCATCCGCTGCCTTCTCGCCTTCCACCAAGAAGATGTTGCGGCCTGCTGTCTTCGCATCCAGCAATGCGGGTAAGTTGTAGGGCACGATCCGAGCATCGCCAAGCGTTGTGGAGCGTCTGCCATCACTATCAACTTTGTAGAGTCTATAAGTCTTTCCAGACTCCCCTATCTTGTACCGCTGCTTGACAAAGACCGTTTGCCTGTCCTCATCCTGATACGCCCATTCCTGCTCCAAGATGTTGCGCGGTATGGGTTTGATGTTGGCGAGTGGATCAGGCTTCTCCAGCAGTTCAGGCAGCAAGTTCAATGCCCTGATGGTGCTGAAGACTTCTTCTTGACTGCATCCACCGTGGCAGTGGAACAAGGGCTTCCCCTCGTCATTGATGTTGATGCTGAGTGATGGATTCTTGTCGCCGTTGCCTTTGCCGTGTGACGGTACAGGGCAACTCGCCACCCACTGACCGTTGGCTTTCTTCGCGTTGCCGAGCGTCTTGGCTATTTGTTCTGCTTGCATATTGCCTCTACTTCTTGTATGCGTTGCCCAATCCATGCCATCACAGGCACTGCCATGCTGTTGCCCAAAGCCTTGTACCTTGGACCATCAGGCGTGGGTTTGTTTTTAGATTTGATGTCGGTGTAGTTGTCGGGAAAGCCTTGCAGTCTCTCGCACTCTACTGGCGTGAGTCTGCGTACTGCCATGTGTTGCACCATGACATTCTCACCACCATTGTTTCTGCCTTGAGCAAATGCAATGTCCGACACGCATGGGTCTTGTGTGCCATGGACGATTGTGGGTTGCATCACAATAGGCTCATGCCCATGCGTTTCACGCCTCAATGTGCCTGTCATATCGTTTTCGATATTCATCACACTGCCTCCTTGATCCATCAGGCAGATTGACTGCGTTGTCACCGGCACATTCCCACCACCAGTTCCCCATTTGCTTGTGACGGTACTGCAAGTGTCGCCAAGGTCACGCACACGGCTGTCCTGACCGTGCATTTCGTAAACAGGTTGTGCCACACCATGAACACCTGTGGCATTGAGCGTGTACATCGGACCGCCATCAGTAAACCCATCACCATTTCCACCGTTTTGTGGTTGTCTGCCAATGGTGTTCTCAGCAAGTGCAATGGGTTGCGCTGGAACAAACATCGGACAACCAGCATTAATGTGCTGATTCTCCAAACCTTGTTTTGTTCCAAAGGTAGTATCAAGCGTGCTACTTATTTCGGCTGGCCAGTTACTGTTTGCAGCGCCTGTTCCAGTGCTGGTGGCAACACCTTCCCTCTTTTCTCGGCTCGGCGCAGGATTCCCTGACAGGCTGTGGCGCTCAAAAAGAACCGCTGCGGCAGGTCGCCAGTCTCCAAGGTATCCGACAACGAACACACGGCGGCGGCGCTGTGCCACTCCAAAGTATTGAGCGTCAAGAACCCTGTAGGCGAACCCATACCCGAGTTCGCCCAGCGCCCCGAGGAAGACTCCAAAATCTTTTCCTCCGTTAGATGACAGGACTCCAGGGACATTCTCCCAGACCAACCATCTGGGGCGATATTTGTCAGCAATGGCAAGATAGGTAAGCATGAGGTTGCCACGCGGGTCATCCAATCCTTTTCTGAGTCCTGCGACTGAGAATGATTGGCAGGGTGTTCCTCCAACGAGAAGATCGACATTTGATTCAATTGACCACTCCTTAAATTTCGTCATGTCGCCAAGGTTTGGCGTTTGTGGATAGTGGTGCGCCAGCACCTGAGATGGAAACTTTTCGATCTCTGAATACGCTACTGCCTCCCATCCAAGGGGATGCCATGCTACTGTTGCCGCCTCAATACCACTGCAAAGTGAGAGATATTTCATGTTGTATTTTTTTAGAGGAAAAAAAACCGCTGGTGCTACCCAGCGGTGCTTAAAGCCGATCAGTTAAAACATCTCATCGTCACCAACGGCTGCGGCCATCGCTGACTTCGCGGGAGCTGGCGCAACCACTGGCGCAACCTTCGGTGCAGGCGCATCAAATGGCGTTGAAGACTCGCCACCGCCATCCGCATCCATGCCGGCGGGACGCTCAATCCAACTCACAATGTTGAACGCTGGAATGCGTGTCGTGCCTTTGCCGATCTTCTCCAACTTCGATCCTGTGTACTCCAGCACAGGCAACTTGCCAGCATTGGCGGCTTGCTGTGCCGCGCACGCGGTGTAAAGTTGTTCAAGTCCCATGTTCGGGCCCACGCCATTCGATGACCACTCAACAAGTCCGATTTCCTTGTTGTAAAACTTGATGATGAATCCGCGTTTGTGATCAGGGGACGGTTGCGGCCCTTTCTTACCGAGAGATGCATCGGGTTGCCAATCGCGCAGTCCGACACCAAGTGCGAGCCATCCTGTTTGCACATCATTGATGTCGAACACAACTTTTTTGAGTTGGATTTCCTCGCCGTTGTTGTTTGTCCATGCATTGGCTTGGGGTGAGAAGCGGATGTAGTTTCCAGAGCCGCCAGCAGAAGAGAGGTTTAGCATTTTGCGTTTCGCTTTCAAAAGTTACAGGGTTTGCATTATTGACTCAACGAGCGATCTCTCGCAAGCGTGAGTCCACTTGATACCTTGACGGTTAACTCGTCCAAGATAACTCTTTGTTCCTTTGGCAGTAGCTTTTCTGCTGCCGCTGGAGTAATTAGGTTTGTTTCAAAAACTTGATTGCGGGTAAGTCCTGATGCAATCAGTTTCTCGGCAGCCACATTGCCATCTATCCATTTGCGCGTTGCGCGTTTCGGTGCAAGTTGCCAGCCTTGCAGCACCATGCCGTCCTTTTCCATGGCCTGCATCGCGTAGTCTTCCACCGCCTTAATGAATTTCTCAACCATCGGTGCTTTGTCCAGAATGGCACTGATCTGCTCAACTGTCAGAGTCTTCATCACCTCTGCGATCTCTTCCTTGTTCATCGCGGTGATGTCTGTCTGTGTGGCCACGACATCGAATTGCTGTTTCTGCTTGGGGCAGATCGTCTTCGCGTCACACCACTGACAGGCTGAGTCCGACATATACAAGGGTGGATCATCGAGCTGTGTGGCGATCATCGCAGGACGCAATACCTTCTCTTCCCAATCCCACAGCTCGGCTGCTGGCATCACCATGGTGCGCGGCTCACCTGAGTGCGGCTGAACGATGGTCAAATGGAATTCTTTGATCCAATCGCGTCCCATGCCTTGCGTGTACGCCAGTGCGTAAATCTTGAGCTGTGTGCTGTCTTCGGACACATAACCCTTGCCAGTTTTGAGATCAGTGACATACACCTTGCCTGATTTCATGGAGTAGCCCACGACATCAGCAGTACCCGCAATCTGAATGTATTCCTTTGATTGGTATTTCACTGGATACTCGACATTCATTCGCTCTGTCACGCCCTCAGTGTTCCAAATCTCGTTCAGGTAGTCGAGTGCCATCTGACAATCATCAGCGTCCAAGATCACGCCTTCGATCTCCTCGCCAATGAATTTCATGGGATCGGTGTCGAGCTGATAGCAAGTCTCTGCCAGCGCGTGAATGGCAGTACCGCGCTGTGCGGCTTCACCTGACGGCCTGAACGGTACTTGCGCGCAGAGTTTACTGAGCCAGGACACGCAATCCACCGTGAGCTTGCCGATGGTCTTAGCTTTCGTTGTTTTGTT